GGGATGACGAAGTCGGTGGCCGCGTCGGTGCCGAGGCACTGCGTGACCGGGTCGAGTTCTATCGAGCCGGGCGGCTGCCCGAGGGTGCCTGCGTCGTCACGATGGGTGTGGACGTGCAGGACAATCGTCTCGCTGTCAGCACCTGGGCATGGGGCCACGAAGAGGAAGGCTGGCTGCTCGACCACGTCGAGATATTCGGCGACCCGGCCCGGCCAGAGTTGTGGAAGCAGCTAGATGAGATGCTGAACCGTCCCATCCCCCGCGAGGATGGCCCACCAGTTCGTGTCCGGGTCTGCGCCATCGACAGCGGCGGGCACTTCACCGCTGAGGTGTACCAGTTCACGCGGGAGCGGAAGCACCTGGGCGTCATCGCCGTGAAGGGTCAGAGCCAGCGAGGCAAGCCGCCCATCGGCAAGCCTGCGAAGGTGGACATCAACTACAAGGGCAAGTCGCTGAAGAAGGGTGCCGAGGTGTACCCGGTCGGCTCCGACACCGTGAAATCGACGATTTACGGGCGGCTGCGGCACAACGAACCCGGACCGGGATTCCTCCACTTCCACGCCGACGTGCCCGTCGAATACTTTGAGCAGCTGACATCCGAAGTGCAGAAGGTTCGCTACCAGCGGGGCTACCCGGTGCGCGAGTGGACCCTGAAGCCCGGCCAGCGGAACGAAGCGCTCGACTGCGCTGTCTACAGCTACTCAGCACTGCAACTGCTGTATACACGCTACGCACGGCAGACGTTCTGGCAGCAGATGCAGGAGGAACTGGAAGCCGGAAAGATGAATCACAGTGATTCAGAAGCCAGATTGCAGCAGCCTCGCGCCAGACGTACCATGAGCACAGGACCGTCGTTCGTGACGAACTGGTAATGAACATCCCCTCATCACTGCGGGCTGGCGATACCGTCGTCTGGGACGATGTAGCCACCCGAGACAATCTCGGTAACGTCGTTGATTCATCCGGCTACACGCTGACCTACTACCTGCGGACGAACACTGCGTCCGAGGGTGCAACGGTGGTCGCGGCAGCGAATGGAACGGGCTGGCGGACGACCATATCGTCTGCCGTCTCGGCTAACTTCGACCCAGGCGTCTGGTTCTTCCAGGCTGTCGCGACGAAGACTGGACAGACCCTGACGCTGGGGGCTGGTCAGTTCACTGTCGAGGCGTCTCTGGCCTACTCAGGTCAGCCCGGTGCCTACGATGGTCGGTCGCAGGCGCAGAAGGATCTCGATGCCGTCCAGGCGGCGATGCGGGCGATGATTTCCGGTGGTGCCGTGCAGCGGTACACCATCGGCAATCGTGAACTGTGGAAGATGACCATCGCTGACCTGCTGACGCTGGAATCGAAGCTGAAGGCTGATGTCGCCCGCGAACGCCGGGCCGAGCTAATCGCCAATGGCTTTGGTAACCCGCACAATCTGTTCGTGAGGTTCTGACGTGGGTCTGCGTTCCGCGATTCGTGAACTATTCCGCCCGGAGCGGCCCCGGCGAGTGCGTCGTTACCAGGGGGCTATGCTCAGTCGGCTCACGTCCGACTGGGTGACCAGCGGCACCAGTGCCGACGCAGAAGTCCGGGGCAGCATCCGCACCCTGCGCGACCGAGCCCGACAGCTGGTCCGCGACTCGGACTACGCACGGCAGGCACTCCGCGCCATTCAGAACAACGTCGTAGGCCAGGGGGTGGGGTTCCAGTCCCAGGTGCGGATGCAGCGTGGTGGTGGACTGAATCAGACCATCAACGAAGCCATCGAGGAAGCATGGCGGCAATGGTGTCGCCGGGAGTCCTGCGATGTCGGTGGGCGGCTGTGCTTCAACGACATCGAGCGACTGGTCATCCGCAGCGTCGTCGAGAGCGGCGAAGTGATTGTGCGGATGGTGCAGCAGCCGTTCGGCGACAGTCCAATTCCTCTCGGACTGGAGGTCATCGAAGCAGACCTGCTGCTCGATGACTACAACGGCACTGCGGAGAACGGGAATGAAATCCGCATGGGTGTCGAGGTGGACCGCTGGGGGAGGCCCCAGGCGTACTACTTCGCGCATGAGATGCGGCACCCCGGCGACTATCAGTTCCAAACCCAGAGCTACAGCCGCGAGAAGATTCAGCGGGTGCCCGCACGGGACATTCTGCACATCTACATGATTGAGCGGCCCGGCCAGACCCGTGGGGTGACGTGGTTCGCGTCCGCCATCCAGCGGCTGCACCACATGGCTGGGTACGAAGAGGCCGAGGTCGTTGCCGCCCGCGCCACCAGCAGCATCATGGGCTTCATCACCAGCCCCGAGGGTGAGTTGTACGGGGACGGGGTCATCAACGACCAGCGGGTGTCGTCGTTTGAGCCGGGCGTGTTCAAGTATCTGAACCCCGGCGAACAGGTGACAGTGCCGACAATGCAGCGGCCAGGGGGAGAGTTCGACCCGTTCATGCGGGCGATGCTCCGGGCGGTCGCAGCGGGCATCGGCTGCGGCTATGAGTCCATTTCCAAGGATTTCAGCCAGACCAATTACTCATCCTCGCGGCTGTCGCTGCTGGATGAACGTGACCACTGGCGAGTCCTGCAATCGTGGCTCATCGACAGCCTGCATCAGCCAATCTTTGAACGATGGCTCGATATGGCTGTCCTGAGCGGCACCCTCAGCCTGCCGCGCTACGAAGTTTCGCCGATGCAATATCGCCAGCCTCGATGGATGCCGCGTGGCTGGTCTTGGGTGGACCCGCAGAAGGAAGTTGCGGCGTACAAGGAGGCGGAAAAGGCGGGGTACACAACGAAGACCCAAATCATTGCTGAGTCCGGTGGCGACATCGAGGATGTCATGCAGGTCCGTCGCCGCGAACTGGATCTGGCCGAAGAACTCGACCTGTCGTTCGACACGGACATGGATTTACCGGACCCAGCAGCAGTCGGTCAGGACGCAAATTCTGACAGCTAACCGATTCAGGGTGCCAACGGGTGACCTACACTGAAACCATGAAACTCGGCAAACTCACGCGGGCGGCAGCGTTTTCCGAGCCGCAAGTCGATAGCGATACCCGGACGATGACGTTCTCGTTTTCGTCAGAGTATCCCGTTGAACGGTGGTTCGGGACAGAGGTTCTGTCTCACAGCCCCAGTGCAGCAAACCTCGCCCGTCTGAACGACGGTGCGCCGTTGCTCTACAACCACGATGCCGACACCTACATCGGCGTGGTTGAGCGGGCATGGCTGGAAGGAACCCGTGGTTACGCCACGGTGAAATTCAGCCAGAACGAGCGTGCCCAGCAGATTCTGCGCGATGTTGAAGACGGCATTCTTCGAAATGTCAGCTTCGGCTATCGGGTCAACAAAATGACCGAGCAGGACAAAGGCTCCTATCGCGTAGACGATTGGGAGGCTTTTGAAATCAGCCTCGTTACCGTTCCAGCGGACCCGACCATTGGTGTCGGTCGGTCGGACGATGGCGAGGCTACCGACGTTGAGGTGACGCCCCTGGTGGAGCCCGACGACGAACCCCCGGCAGCCGCCGACAATGTAAACGAACAACAGGAAACCGAACGCATGGAAACCCCTGACGTTTCTGTTATTCGGGCCGAAGCGGCGGAAGCCGAGCGGACCCGTATCGCCTCCATCAACGCACTGGGCGACCAACTCGGCCAAGCCGATCTGGCCCGCCAGCTGATCGAGTCTGGCCGCAGCCTCGATGAAGCCCGCGCTGCCTTCCTTGAGAAGATGGGGGCCAAGCAGCAGCCCATCCAGCAGCGTTCCGGCGAAGTCGATATGACCGCTAAGGAACAGCGCAGCTACTCCGTGGTCCGCGCCATCAACGCTGCCATCAGCGGTGACTGGAGCAAGGCTGGCCTGGAGCGCGAAGTCTCTCAGACCCTGGCCCGTGAAGCCGGTCGCGAAACCAGCGGCTTCTTCATGCCGACCAACCTCCAGATGCGTGCTACCTACGCGGTCGGTGCTGCCGCCACCGGTGGCAACCTCGTTGAAACTCAGCTGCTGGCCGAGAGCTTCATCGACATCCTGCGCAACCGCGCCACCATCATGCAGCTTGGCCCGACCATGCTGACCGGTCTGGTGGGCAACATCGCCATCCCCCGGAAGAACGCCACCACCTCCGTTAGCTGGGTAACTGAAGGTAACGCTCCCTCCCAATCGGAAGCCACCTTCGACCAAGTGACCCTGACCCCCAAGCAGATTGCCGCACGGTCTCAATACACCCGTCTGGCTCTGCAACAGACCACCCCGGACATTGAGCGCATCGTCCGCGATGACCTCGCTGCTGTGATGGCTCTGGGCATCGATCTGGCTGCCATCACCGGCACCGGTGCCAGCGGCCAGCCCCGTGGCATCCTGAACACCTCCGGTATCGGCTCTGTCGTTGGCGGCACCAACGGTGCCAACATCTCCATCGACCACTTCATCGATCTGGAGCGGGAAATCGACATCGACAACGCTCTGGCGGGGAACCTCTACTACCTCACCAACAGCCGCGTCGTCGCCAGCGCCAAGAAAATCAAAAGCACCACGGGCGAATACCTGTGGAACGGCACTGATAACCCGCTGAACAACATCATCAGCGGCGCTATCAACGGCTACCCCATCGCCCGGACTAATCAGGTTCCCAACACCCTGACCAAGGGCACCAGCAGCGGCGTCTGCTCTGCTGTCATCTTCGGCAACTTCAACGACCTCGTCATCGGTATGTGGGGTGGCCTGGAGATCCTGCCGAACCCCTACGGTGCTGGCTACAACGCTGGCAGCGTGGACATCCGTGCCATGCAGACCGTGGACATCACCGTCCGTCGCGCCGAGTCCTTCGCCGCGATTACCGACGCTCTGACCCCCTAGTAGCGGAGGAGGGGCCGGTCACCCGGCCCCTTGATTGACATGGCGCAATACAAGGTTCGAGACGGGTTCTACGTCTGGTTTGACGAGAACCGCAACTATGGTCCCGGCGACGTGGTGGAACTGACTCCCGAGGAGGCAGAACTGCACGTCCTGCGTGTTGAGCCCGCCGAGGCTCCCAAGCGTCAACGAAAGGCTGCGGCTGAAGATGGCGCTGAGTGAAGACCTATCGGTGTTCCTCGCTGACTTCGGCGTGTCGGTGACTGCCGGGGCCGTGTCTGGCCTCGGCATTCTCGATATGCCGACTGAGATAATTGCAGCAGGTCAGGTGTTGTCCACCGACTACGCTTTGACCTGCCGTGCTGACCAGTTCGGCCACCTGAAGTACGCCGACTCCGTCACCGTCGCCGGGGTCGCGTACACCGTCCGCGAGACGCGCCTACTGGACGACGGTGCTTTTGTTGAAATCGCGTTGTCGAAGGTGTGATATGGCTACTGTTCGCTCTGCTTGGGTCGTTGAGTCTTTACAGACACTGACCGCCGTTGGCGCTACCAACCCCCTAGAAATATCTGGGACGAACAGCACCTTCCAAGTGACAGTTTCCGGCATCGGCACGGATGTTGTCATCCGGCTTGAAGGTTCTGTGGATGGCGTCGGGTATTTCAACCTGAATGACGCAGGGACCAACTACACAATCACAGCGAACGGCACCTACGGTTATGGGCTTGGTGCTGCCTGCCCGGTCAGGTTCGTGCGCCTGGTACTGGTGTCGTTTTCTGGCGGGACTCCCAGTGTCGCCTGCGTCGTGGGGCAGATGTAATGCCAGCTCTTCGCGCTTCCATCAATTCATCAATTCGGCGCAGTATTCAGCGCAGTATTGCGTCGCGTCGTGGCTACGTCCCCAGTGACGCGAATGCGGCTGCCTATATCGCTGCGGTAGAGTCTGCTGACGGTGCCCAGCTAGAAGACGCAGTAAGGGCTGCCATCGACAGCTTTGTCCTGGGATGCAAGGCAGACGGCATCTGGAATGCCATCAAGGCGTCCTGCATCCTCGCCGGGGCACGGACTCTGAATGGTGCCTTGGTGCCGTTGGTAGGTGCTGCTCCTACGAACTTCAATTTCGTCTCTGGGGATTACGACCGCAAGACGGGGTTGGTGGGAGATGGAAGCACAAAGTATCTGAATACCAATCGCGCCAATGATGCTGACCCGCAGGACAGCAACCACAATGCGATATTTGTATCTTCGCCAAATACATACGATGCCACTCGCTATTGCATGAGCGGGGGAGGCGTCGTAAATGGCACTAACTCAATGTTGAGTTCTACGACAAGTCAAACAATCGCTTTTAGAAATCGGGCCAATACGGGAGCAAACCGCTTGAGCTTCCTTGGAGGTTTTGCTGCATCGGATCGCAGCAGCGCGACGGCGTTTATCACGCGGATCAACGGCACAAACGTAACTACTTCCACAGCTTCACAGACCCCGACGACAAACAACATTTTCCTGTATGCGGTGAGTCCGACCCCAGCGGGATACTACTCCAACGCTCGCCTCGCCTTCTACTCCATCGGCGAGTTCCTAGACCTCGCTCTGCTTGATGCTCGCGTCACCACGCTTGTCAACGCTATCGGAGCCGCACTTCCATGACCCTCGCTGACCTCATCTCCCAACCTCTGACCTACGAAGACGCCCGCCAACTCGCCCTAGTCTTCGGTCAGGCACCCTACGACGCACTGCTGGCCGCGCAGGCGCAGCGTCCCGATGCGCAGAACCACGTCGCACCCGTTCAACTCACGGATGGCCGCTGGATGGTCTGTGCTGATTTGCTCACCGAGATAGCGCCCGGCGGAATGTACGCCGATGGTTTCGCGCTGCTCCCGCCCGAACTGTTCGCCCAGGTGGACGTGATGCCCTGGGATGACGCCGTGGCGCTGCTGCCCCAGCCCGAGGAGGTGATGCCCTGATGACCCGGCGTGAGTCTATCCTGGCGGCAATCCGCACGGCACTGACCGGCACCACCGGGGTCGGCACCCGCATCTATCGCAGCCGGGTCGAGCCGCTGACTCGGGGTGAGGCTCCGGCCATCGTGGTCGAGCCGATGAACGACGTGGCCGAGGAGCGCAACGTTCCGTATCTCGATTGGACGTTGCAGGTGGCTGTAACGGTCATCACGCGGGGCCTTGTGCCCGACCAGTTGGCAGACCCGATTATCGAGTCTGCTCACAGTAAGCTACTCGCAGACGTGTCTCTGGGCGGGCTGGCTTTCGACATCATCCCGGCATCTGTTCAGTTTGAACTGGTGGAGGGTGACCAGCCGGTCGGTGTGACCACAATGGTCTACCGAGTCCGTTATCGAACACGGCTTACAGACCTGACCACTGCATAGAGGTTTTACACTATGCCTGAACCCATCGATGAGTTTTACGGGGTCGGAGGTTCCTACCTACTCAATCCCAAGACCGGGAAGCGCACCCTGGTTGAACGGACTCAGGAACCGACTGACACCGTAGTCCAGCCCACCACGGAGATCTCCAATGCCTCTGTTGAGCCGTCGCCGGACGCTTCTGGCGAAAATTGAAACTACCTCTGGAACGGATAGCGTTCCCACCGGGTCCGCCAACGCGATCCTGTGCCGCAATCTCGACTTCACTCCGCTGAATGCGAACATCGCATCCCGCGACCTCGTGAGGCCCTATCTCGGCAACTTCGACCAGCTAATCGCCACCGTCAATGCACAGGTGTCGTTTGAGGTTGAACTGGCCGGTTCTGGTGCGGCTGGCACGGCTCCCGCCTTCGGTGCGCTGCTGCGTTCCTGCGGGCTGTCTGAGACCGTTGTGGCCTCCACGTCGGTCACCTACGCCCCGGTGAGCAGCGGCTTTGAGTCTGCCTCTATCTACTTCAACGTTGATGGCGTGCAGCACCGGATGACGGGTTGCCGTGGCACGTTTTCGATGTCCGCTGCTGCGGCGCAGATTCCGGTGCTGCGGTTTCAGTTCACTGGCATTTACAACGCTCCGACCGACGTTGCGGTGCCTTCGGTGACCTACACCCAGGTCACTCCGCTGCCGGTGAACGCAACCAACACCACTGCGTTCCAGCTCTACTCCTATGCAGGGAACATGAGTTCCTTTGAATTCGACCTGCAAGCTGACATCCAGTACCGGGAGTTGGTGAGTAACGGCGCTACCGCGAACAACCGTTACATCCAGTACATCGACCGGAAGCCCCAAGGCACGGTGGTTCTGGAAGCCGTCACGATGGCGACCAAGAACTACTTCACCGATGCGCTGGGCACCAGCACCGGCAACTGCACTTGGCAGCACGGGACCACGGCTGGCAACCGTGTCACCTTTACGGCGGCACAGGCGGATATCATCAATCCGACCTACGCCGACGACAATGGCGTCCAGATGCTCAACATCCCTCTGGTGTTCCTCCCCACCACTGCGGGTAACAACGAGTTCTCCCTGGCGTTCACCTGATCACAAGAGGCACCCCATGTCTTTCGTTCTCAAGCAATCCACCACCTACACTTGGCCGGTCACCGTCGAATATCCCGTCGATGGCGGTCGCACCGAGAAGAGCACCTTCGACGGTGAGTTCAAGCGACTGCCCCAGTCCCGCATCAAGGAAATCACGGCGGCAGTTGAAGCCAACGAACTGACCGACGTGGACATCGCGGAAGAGGTTCTGGTCGGCTGGTCTGGCGTCTCTGACGGCACGGATGAAATCCCGTTCTCGCAGTCCGCTCTGGCGCAGCTGCTGGAAGTGCCGCTGGTGGCGTCTGCCATCGTGATGGCGTTCTTCAACTCCCTGACGGGTGCCAAGAGAAAAAACTAGAGGATGCCGCCATCCACTGGGCCGGTGGGACCGCTGAGGATAGCTCTCTTGAGGACCTCGCGGTCCTGGGCGTCTCAGAGGAGGTGGCAGAAAAGATAGCTGCGTCTGCTCCCAAGGACAACTTTGAGGTCTGGGAGGAGAACTGGCCCATCGTCGAGATGTTCCTTCGCATCCAGACGCAGTGGCGTGTCGCTGGTGGGATGGGCGCGGCCTATGTGGGGCTGGACTATCAGGCGGTCGCCTGGATGTTCAGCCTCTACAATGTGGAGCAGCCCCGCCAGATGCTTGAAGACCTTCAGGTGATGGAGGCGGCGGCTCTGACTGCCCTGAATCGGCGAGACGACTGACGATGGCCCTAGACCGCACCTTCATCGAACTGACGGTCAAGACGGTCGGAGAGAAGGCTATCTCCGACCTGTCGAAGGAACTGTCCGTCACTCGCAACGAAGCGAAGAAGGCGATTCAGGAACTGTTCGGCTTCAAGAAGGCCGAAGAGACCATCGAGGACTTCAACGAGGCAGTCCTCAATACCGAAAACGGCATCAAGCGGTACGTCCGTTTTCTGGAGCGGCAGCGAGGTGAGGTGCGGTTCCTCGGGGCTGACTACCAGAACCTCACTGCCAGCATCGTCAAATACCAGAATGCTCTGAAAGAGGCGCAGTCCCAGGGGCTAGCGAACCCGCTGTCTGCCGAGCAGCTGCGGACAGAGCAAGGTCTTGAACAAGAAATCAAGCGGCTGGAGCGGCTCAAGTACACGGTCGATGGAGCGACCAAAGAGTACGCGCAGCTGCGTGAGCAGATTCAGCAGTACCAGCAGCAGCTGAAGCAGATGCGCTCGGGGCCGGAACCCGAGAAAGACCCCATCAACCCTCGCACCCTGGGCGGTCTGCGTCAGGCTGTGCAGGAACTTGAGGCTCTCCGCGAGAAGGCTGATTCCGGTGGTGAACTGTTCCAGCAGTTCGGCCAGCAGATTGCGGTCGCCCGCAGGGAACTTGAGCGCCTGGCCCGAGTGAAGCTGCTGCCCGCTGTTGAGCCCGGTGTCCTCGCCGAGACCGAGCAGCAGATTGAAGACCAGATTGCCTACCTGCGGCAGGAACGGCGTGAGGTAGAACTCAACGGCAAGGAGTACCATCGCCTCACTGCTGAAATTAAGCAGTACCAGCAGCAGCTGCGGCAGGCGCAGAACCCGCAGGAGTTCTTCCCGGCGTCTACCCCTCGGGGGATGCGGGAGGAGATTGCGGCCCGCCGCGATGCCTTGGACCGCATGGACTTCTTCGACCCGCAGCGGCAGGGCGAGATGCAGGGTCTGGCGGAATTGGAGCGTCTGCTGGCGCAGCGCACCAAGCTACCTGCTCTGCCGGTGCCCATCGAGGAACTCGACACCTATGGCGGGAAGCTCAGGCAGATTCAGTACCTGCAAGAGCAGCTTCAGGACACCCGTTTTAGTGACGGCTCCTATGTTCGGGCAGCGAAGGAAATCAACGACCTTGAAACCCAGCTGAAGGAAGCTCGGGAAGCAGCCCTGGGTTTGAAGGAGGTCATCAAGCCAGCCCCCGTAGGCAGTGAGCGGTGGATCAACGAGGAAATCAAGCGACTCAGCGAGTTGCGGAGTGACCTCGATATCACGTCTGACAAGTATCAGGCGTTCACGCGAGAAATTCAGTCCTACCAAAAGCAGCTTGAGGTGGCCCGCAACGGTGAGCAGCCGGGGGCCATCCGCAGCCGACTGCTCGGTGCTGCTGGTGCCCTCGGTGCGACCTCGCTGTTCGGCGGCGGCATCATCTCGGGGCTTGGTGCAGGTGCTGGTTACCTCGCTGGTGGTCAGGCCGGGGCGTTCGCCGCTGCTGGCATTGCCCAGTCCCTCCAGATGACGGTGATGCCTGCCACTGAACTGGCAGCGCAGGTCAGCCGCCTCAACAAGGTACTGTCCGAGGAGTCCGGGGCGGAGTACGCGAAGAACCTTGAGTTCATCCGCAATATCTCTGTCTCAACCGGTCAGACCCTGCCTGACGCCACCCAGCAATTCCTGAAGCTGAACGCTGCGGTGAAGGCGGCTGGAGGTAGCACCGAAACAGCTCGTGGCGTCTATGAGGCCATCTCCGGGGCCATCGTGAAGTTCGGCGGATCTGCGGAACAGGTCAACGGAGCCCTGAACGCAACGACCCAGATATTCTCCAAGGGCAAGGTCCAGGCTGAAGAACTCTCGGGCCAGATTGGTGAGCGACTGGTCGGTGCCTACGTCAAGTTCGCCCAGGCCAACGGCTGGACCACCAAGCAGCTGTCGAAGTTCTTGGAAGAAGGCGAAGTCACCCTCGACCAGTTTCTGAAGTTCGCCGACTTCATCCAGAAGGATGGAATCAAGGCTCTAGAAGAGTACGCCAAGAGTGCGGAGGGTGCAGGCAGCCGGTTCAACGCGGCATTCAGCCAGTTCCAAGTGAAAATCGGCCAAGCACTGCTCCCCGCTGGTGCAGCACTGCAAGACTTTGGCGTGCAACTGCTCGGGGTCGCAGGTGATGCCATCGTCAAACTGGTGGACGCTGGCAAGAAGCTAGTCGCAGCTTTCCAGGCGATACCGAAGCCGGTCACCGATGCGACCGTTGCGCTGGTCGCCTTCCTCGGAGCATGGAAGCTGTTCAGTGTTTCGGTGGCTGCTGTTCAGGGGCTCCAGATTGTCGCGTGGTTCGGTGGACTGACGACCGCCATTGCGACTACGGGCGGTCTGCTGCCCGCTGCCAAGGCTGCTTTCGATGCGTTCTGGATCTCGGTGACTGCCCCTGTCGGGGCGACCGCTGCGGTGGTCGCTGGGCTGGCCGCTATCGGGGTTGCGCTCTACCAGAACAACCAAGACTTCCGCGACTGGGTCAACGCTGTCGGTCAAATCATCAGCGAAGACTGGAAGCGTGGCATGGACACGCTGAAAGGTTACGCCGAAGGCGCGGCTGATAGGGTCACGCAGAAATTCAAAGATATCAAGGAAGACATCAAGAACATCTTCGGGGATATCCCTGGAGTTATCGGGTCAATCCTTTCCGGGGTCACGAAGAAGCTCAACGACTGGTATGCGTCTCTGCCGCCTTGGGTGAAGGGAGCGTCTCTCAATCCACTTCTTGGCATCATCCCTGGTGGAAACATCGTCGCTGGGCTCGGCAGCGGCTTCAACCAAAGAGTTCAGCAGCGAGTCCAGGCTAACCGGACCGCATCGGCAGAGGCTGCTCTCAGTCAATTGGTCAATCCGCTGGCGACGGCTGGCTCGACCGACCAAATGCTCCGTCTGCTTGACCAAGCAAACCGCAACGACATCCAGAAGAGCCTGCCCGGCCAGTCTGGCGGGGATGACGACAAGAAGGAGAAGGAGAAGAAGGCAGCCAGGGACAGAGCCCTTCAGGACTACTTCAACAAGATGTTGAAGCTCCAGAAGGAAGCCTTCGACAACCAGCAGGCGTATGACCGTCAGCTGTTTGAGAATCGGCTGCGTCGGCAGAAGGAAGAATTCGACCGCCGCACCGAACTGGCCCGGCTCTCCGAAGAGGCCCGTGTCTCGGGTCTGGGAGAAGGCGGCAAGGAAGTTGCCGGGATATTTGAGAGGCTGAACGACCGCCGTCGTCGCGACGAGGCGGAACTCTTCCAGCTGCGGCAGTCCTACAACCAGAAGCTGTTCCAGGCAGAGCAGAAGCAGCTTCAGGACCTGTTCGACAAGCGGCAGGAGGCCATGCGGGAGCAGGCGAAGGATCTGGTCTCCCCAGCATCTGGAATGGCCGCAGGGTTCGACACCTTCACCACCATCGCCCGCTCAATGGGGCTGGTGGTCACCAGCGGCTATCGCCCCGGCGACCGTGGCTACCACGGCATCAATCAGGCAAAGGATTATGGCGGCAATCCGCAGGACATGCTGCGGTTCGCCCGCTACATGGCTGAGGAGTTCGGCTCCCAGCTGAAGGAACTCATCTACACGCCGCTGGGGTTTGGCATCAAGGACGGCAAGCGAGTTCCGCTGTCATTCTGGGGTGATGCGGTCAACCGCAACCACTACGACCACGTCCACGCGGCATTCACTGGCGCTCCTGGGGCGCAGGCGACCAGCCCGGCCCGGCCCGCCAATGCGCCGAAGGTCAGCATCCCCAGGAACGTCGGTGACAATGCAGCCCTGAGAGCAGCAGCAGCAGCTGACCTTGAAGCCATCAAGAGGCTCCAGGCCTTCCAGACCCAGGCGCAGGCGAAGGACTTTGAAACCGCCCTAAACAACCTAAAGGGCAGCCTCAAGGAAACCTTCGCGCCGTTGGACGACGCCAAGAAGTCGGCGGATGACCAGCTGTCGGCTGCTCAGAACTACTTCAACCTGCTCTCGCAGGGCATCACCCCGGAACTCAAGGCTCAGTTCGACGCCATCGACAAGATTGCAGAGACCGAGCGCCAGAAGCTCACCGGGATGGCGGATGAACTTCAGCTGAAAATTGCCTCCACCAGCATGAGCGAGGAGGAGCGCAAGCAGCGTCAGGAACAGCTGGACCTCATCAGAGCCCGCATTCGTGCGCAGAAGGGCATCACCGATGAAACGAAGAAGACTGTCGTCGCCACCAAGGAACTGGAGGAGCGCAACGAACGCATCAAGGAACTGGCGGGCGGCATCGCCAACAGCATCGGCAACGGGCTGACTCAGGCGTTCAATCTAGTCATCGACGGAACCGAAGACTGGGGCCGGTCGCTTCAGGAAATCGCGTCTGGCGTCCTGCGCGAAATCGCCAACCAGATTCTCCAGATTATGGTCATCCGTCCCATCACGAATGTCCTGAGCAACGTCCTGCCCGGCTTCCTCAGCAGCATCTTCCCGATGGCTAACGGCGGCATCATGACTGCCGATGGCCCGTTGCCGCTGCGTAAGTATGCTGCTGGCGGCATTGCCACCGGCCCGCAGCTGGCCCTGTACGGCGAGGGCTCGATGAACGAAGCCTTCGTCCCCCTTCCTGATGGTCGCCGCATCCCGGTGGTCATGCAGGGCGGGGGTGGCGGCACCAGCGTCGTGGTCAACGTCGATGCGAGGGGCACCCAGGTCCAAGGCAACGACGCCAACGGGCAGCAGCTGGGTCGAGTCATCAGTCAGGCCGTGCAGGCGGAACTCATCCGCCAGAAGCGGCCCGGCGGTCTTCTGGTTGGAGCGTAAATCGTGGCGACATTCACATGGATCCCGGACTACGGGTATCAGAAGGAGACCCGGTTCAATGTCCGCAAGACGCAGTTCGGCGACGGCTACGAACAGCGGGTGAGGTTCGGCATCAACACCACTGCCGAGACGTACAGCCTGACGTTTGAGAATCGGGACAATACCGAGTCCGACGCTATCGAAGCCTTCCTCAAGGCACGGGAGGGTGTGGAGTCATTCGACTGGACCCCGCCAACGGGTACAACGTCGATTAAGGTGGTCTGTGACGAACCGCCGACCCGCACCCCGGTGGCCTATAACCTCAACACCATCCGCGCAAACTTCCGACAAGTCTTTGAGGCGTAACTGATGTCCACGATTGTTACCCGTGCTGGCAAGGGCTCTCCGCTGACGTTCACTGAACTGGACGCCAACTTCAACAACCTGAACGCCGACAAGATTGAGCAGTCTGGCGACACCATGACCGGCAAGCTGGTACTGGTGACCGGCGCGACGGGGGCGGCAAGTGCCACGGTGCCCCACGGAGCGGCTCCCACCACCCCGGTCAACGGCGACATCTGGTCTACCACGACTGGGTTTTTCTTCCGCCAGAACGGTACTACCGTTCAGTTCGCTGACCTGTCGTCAACGCAGACACTGGCGGCCAAGACGCTGACGAACCCGCTGCTGAACGGGAAGCGTGCTGCAATCACAACCCGCACGTCGGCCTACACTGCCACCACGTCGGACCACACCATCATCTGCAACGCCACCACGGCAGCATTCACCGTCACTCTCCCTACTGCGGTTGGCAACACCGGGCAGATGTATTCCATCAAGAAGATTGATGCCTCGGCTAACGCTATTACCATCGCTACCACGTCATCCCAGACGATTGATGGCGTGACCACGCGGACGCTCTCAACGCAGTACCAAGGGGTCACGGTTCAGAGCGACGGTGCCAACTGGTTCGTCATTAGCTAGCCATGACCTACTACGTCGAGCCCGGTTACTGGACGCAGAGCTACGCTGTCGAGGAGTATCCCGGCAGCCCGTACTATGTTCTCGGTCTCTACTGGGAAACGGGTTACGTCCAGGGTGAGTTTGTCCTGGCGGCGGAAATCCAGTCGCTGGCACCCAGTGCCGTCATCGAGCTATTCCAGCTGGATGCTGCCAATCAGGGCGTCGCGCAGCCGCTGAATTTCCATGCGGGCACCAACAGCATCAGCCAGCCCATCGTCTTCCAGGGCATCAGCTACACCCCGTTCCCGCTGGAGGTGTCCGGGTTTGAGTACAACGGGCGCGGCACCCTGCCGAGACCGACGCTGAGGGTGTCAAACATCTTCAGCACCATCACGGCACTGCTGCTCCAGTACAACGACCTTGTTGGCGCAAAGCTAACCCGTGTCCGCACCCTGGCCCGGTATCTCGACGGACAGCCAGCAGCCAACCCGACAGCTGAGTTCCCCCGCGAGATTTACTATGTGGACCGCAAGGTCGCGGAAAACCGGGACGTTGTCGAGTTTGAGCTGGCTTCTGCGCTCGACCTTGTGGGGGTGCAGCTGCCCCGGCGGCAGATTATCCAGAACAGTTGTCCGTGGGTTTATCGCGGCGCAGAGTGTGGGTACAGCGGAACGAGCTACTTCAACGCCAACGACCAGTCGGTCGGCTCCCCGGCGCTCGATATCTGCGGAAAGCGCCTGTCATCGTGCAAGTTGCGCTTCGGTCAGTACGCAGAGCTACCCTTTGGTGGATTCCCGAGTGCAGGACTCATCCGCACATGAACGCTGAAACCAAGCTCGACGCAATGGCCCACGCCCAGAAGGAGCAGCCCCGCGAGTGCTGCGGGCTGGTGGTGGTGGTGCGCGGCAGGGAGCGGTACTGGCCCTGCCAGAACATCGGCCACGGCACCGACCACTTCGTCATCGACCCCGAGGACTACGCCGAGGCGGACGACGCGGGCGAAATCATCGCGGTTGTCCACAGTCATCCAGGGCTGCCTGTCACACCGTCACAGGCGGACCGGGTGGGCTGCAACCAGTCCGGGGTGCCTTGGTACATCTGCAACCCGCTCACGGGCGATTGGGGCTATCTGGAGCCCGACGACTACGTTGCCCCCCTGGTGGGCCGCGAGTGGTGTCACGGGCTGCTCGATTGCTACAGCTTGGTGCGCGACTGGTATGCCCAGGAGATGGGCCTGACCCTGCGGAACTACAGCCGTTCGGATGAATGGTGGCACCGGGGCGAGAACCTATACCTTCAGAACTTTCAGGCTGAAGGATTCCGGGTGCTGGCCGAGGATGAACCGCTGCGCCGGGGCGATGCTCTGCTGATGCAGCTGGGTAGCCCGGTGCCCAACCACGCCGCTGTTTACCTCGGCGATGACATGGTTCTGCATCACCTGCAACGCAGGCTCTCCAGTCGGGATGTCTATGGCGGATACTATCGGAAATGCACCACCCATCGGCTCCGTCATGCGCAAAGTGATACTGCGGGGTGAACTCGGAAAATTGTTCGGCAGGGTCCACTGGTTTGACGTGAAGACCCCCGCCGAGGCAGTCCGTGCCCTGTGCGCGAACTTCCCCGGCTTCGAGCAGCATCTGGTCACCAGCGACCCTGAGCAGGTCCGCTATCGGGTCGGGGCTGACCGTCGCCGGGTGGAGCCTGACCAGCTGCACGACCCGCTCGGGGCTGAGGCTATCAGCATCACCCCCGTCCTGGCGGGTGCTGGCAGCGGCTTCTGGTCGGTCCTGGCTGGGGTGGCTCTCATCGGTCTGACGATTGCCACAGGTGGCTTCGGTGGTGCGGCAATCATCGGCGGCATCACCTGGGCGGGCGTGGTCGGTGGCCTCGGTGCAGCCCTGGTACTGGGCGGCATCAGCCAGATGCTGGCTCCGCAGCCTGAGACGCCGCAGGGCATGGGCGACCGGGAGCGCAAGGCTTCGTACCTGTTCGATGGCCCGGTCAACACCACAGCGCAGGGCTACCCTGTACCGGTCGGCTATGGTCGGCTGGTTATCGGTTCCGCCGTCATCTCTGGCGGCATCACGGTTGAGGATGTTCCGGTATGAGCGACCTGATTGTCGGTGCCGGTGGTGGTGGTGGTGGCAAAGGTGGCGGCGGCGGCGGCGGCGGCGGCGGCGGGTCGCGTGTCCCGATAGAATCGCCTGAAAGCCTGCGGTCGAAAGCCTTTGCTCAGGTTCTCGATCTTGTCTGCGAAGGCGAAATTGAAGGGCTGGCGGACGGGCTCAAGTCCGTCTATCTCGACGAAACGCCAATCCAGAATGCCGATGGCAGCTTCAACTTCCAAGGGGTAACGCTGGTCGCCCGAAACGGCAGTCAAGCGCAGTCATACATTCCGGGTTTTTCTGCTGCTGAAGCTGAGACTGTCGTGGGTGTCGAAGTAAAGCAGTCTGCGGCAGTCACCCGGACCATCAACAACGCGAATGCCAACGCGGTGCGGGTGCGAGTCAGCGTCCCGGCACTGACCTACCAGAACCCAAGCACCGGAGACTTGGGCGGCACTTCCGTCACCTATCAAATCCACATTCAGACCAATGGCGGCGGCTTTGTTCCGCAGCTGATTGGGGTCAGCAATACCGCTGTCGGAGCGCAGGTCGTTTCGGCGACCCAGGCGCAGCTAACCCAGAGCGGCTACGGCATCGGGGCCACCTTCGCGTTTCAGGTCGGCGGCAACAGCACCGGTACTATGCAGGTGCAGTACAAGCCGACTGCTAGCGGCACTTGGGTCACGATGGGGACGCTGAGTGTTACTGGTGGGATTTACGTCCTTGGGGGACTCAGCCCAGATTATCCAAACCGAACGTCTGTCTCCGGTGGCTTCCTAGGGACGGCAAGTTTCGGTGGCTTCTCTAGCAACTTTTTGGGATCAATCGTCTATGGATCCGTCTCCATCGCCACCCCGACCCTTCCACTGGGCACCTATGACCTGCGGGTGGTCCCGTCGAACCTCGGTGTTACGGGTTGTTCCAGCCCACAGCGGCTAGCCAGTAGCCCCGATGCAGTCATCAGCGGCAAGACGACATCGAAATATGAACGAGTCCATCGCATTCCGCTCTACGGGACCGGCCCGTGGGATGTGCGGGTGGTGCGGGTGACGGCGGATAGCACGTCGGCCAACCTCAACAACAAGACATTCTGGGAGTCCTACACCGAAATCATCGAGTCGAAGCTGCGTTACCTCAACACGGCGGTAGTCGGCATCAAGATTGATTCTTCGCAATTCAATCGCATCCCTGCGCGGGCCTACGATTGCAAGCTGATGCGGATTCGGATTCCGACTAATGCGACGGTGCGTGCAGACGGCAGCCTGTCCTACTCGGGCACTTGGAACGGGACCTTTCAGGTAGCCTGGAGCAGCTGCCCGGCGTGGTGCTTCTACGACCTCATCACGTCCACTCGCTACGGCTGCGGGCGGGATATCCCTGAAGCCCTGATTGATAAATGGGCGCTCTACAGCATCAGTAAGTACTGCAACGAACTCATCTCCAATGGCTTCGGCGGCACGGAGCCCAGGTTCTCCTGCAACATCTACCTTCAGACTCGGGAGGATGCCTACAAGGTTCTCCAAGACCTCGCCTCCATCTTCCGGGGTATGACCTACTGGGGTGCTGGCTCGGTCACTGCGGCGCAGGACGCCCCCGCTGACCCGGTGATGCTCTACACCCCGGCCAACGTCATCGATGGCCTGTTCACCTACCAGGGCAGCAGCCTCAAGACCCGGCACACCGTCGCCATCGTGTCGTGGAATGACCCCGAAGACTTCTACCGGGCGAAGCAGGAGTACGTTGAAGACGCGCAGGCCATCGCCAAATACGGGGTCATCAGCACCGACGTGGTTGCCATCGGCTGCACCAGCCGGGGGCAGGCGCACCGGGTAGGACGTTGGCTGCTCTACTCCGAGCAGCTGGAGACCGAGACGGTATCGTTCCGCACGGGCCTCGATTCTGCGCTGGTGCGACCCGGCCAGATTATTCAGGTCGCCGACCCGGTGCGGGCCGGGCAGCGGATGGGTGGCCGTGTTCGTACGGGGTCTCAGACCTCCATCACGGTGGACCAAGCCCCAAGCGTGTCGCTGCCCGCGACGCTGTGGGTGATGATGCCGAACGGGACGGTGGAGTCCGCCCCGGTTGCGACCATATCCAGCAACCTCATCACCATCTCTGGCAGCTTCTCCGACGCACCCCCTGCGCAGAGCGTCTGGATGCTGGAGACCACCGGCATCCGCACCCAGCTGTTCCGGGTGCTGGCGGTCGCTGAGGTGGAGGGCAGCCAGTACGAAATCACCGGCCTGGCCCACAACCCGAGCAAGTACGGCTTCATCGAGAACAATCTGGTTCTGGAGCAGCGGGACATCACGAACCTGAACGTGATTCCCGTCGCCCCGACCGAACTGGCTGTGAGCGAGTCGCTGTATCGCTATCAGTCCACGGTGCGTTCCAAGATTTCCGTGTCCTGGCGCGGGGTCGATGGGGTCAACCGATACCGGGTGGACTGGAACAAGGACAACGGCAACTTCACAAGCGTCACGACCCAGAACACGGATTACGAGCTGCTCGACACCACGCCGGGCACCTACATCATCCGGGTCTACTCCCTCGGGGCCAACGGTCAGCCGAGCAGCAGCTACGCAGAGCAGACGCTGAACGCTCTGGGCAAGACTGCGCCCCCGGCTGACGTGACTGGATTCAGCTTCGTACTGGACCCGAACATCGGCTACACCCTGACGTGGACACCGGTCACGGACCTCGACCTTCAGGGCTACGAAATCCGCCAGGGCAGCACCTGGGCCACCGCAACACTGGTCACACAGGTTGCGGCGACCAGCTACAAGCTCGGCGTCCTCCCGACCGGGACGGTCACCTACCTCATCCGGGCGCTCGACACGTCGAACATCTATTCGGCAACGCCAGCCAGCCTCACCATCACGGTGACACCCGCTGGCGCTCCGACCGTTACAGCGACCGTCACAGACCCGACAGTGACGCTGACGTGGACCCCCGGCAGCGGCTCCTACGCCGCAGCTGAATACGAAGTCCGCTGGGGTGCGTCGTATGCGTCGGGGGTATCTCTGGGCCGGGTGAAGGGCACCCTATTCTCTGTGCCTGCGACGTTCACTGGAAGCCGCACCTTCTGGGTTGCAGCGGTCGATATTGCCGGGGTGACCGGCCCTGCTGGCTCTGTGTCAGCTAGCGTCACGCAGGCTCCCGCTCCGACCGTCACAGGCGCATTTAGCGGCCAGTCTCTGACGCTCAATTGGACACCAGTCACCGGAAGTCTCGCGACGGTCAGCTACGAACTGCGTCAGGGTGCAACCTACGCTGCTTCTGCGTTAGTCGCCACCGTGCAGGCGACGGCATTCTCTCTGACCGCAGACTGGGGCGGCAGCCGTACTTTCTGGGTCACGGCTGTCGATAGCAACGGCAATTACGGCACCCCGGCCAGCTACGTCGCCACGGTGTCTGGTGCGCCCCCCCCAAGCGTGACGGCGTCATTCAGTGGGCCGAACATCACTCTCTCTTGGGGAGCGGTTACTGGAACCCTGGAAACCGATGTCTATGAAGTGCGCCGAGGTGCAGTGTTCGCCTCGGCGACCGTGGTGGCGACCATCAAGGGCACGTCATTCACGACCCGTGTGGACTGGAGCGGCAGCCAGACGTTCTGGGTTGTGGCGCGGGACATCAACGGCACCTATGGCACTGGAGGTTCCGTCGCCGCGACGGTGACTCCCCCTAGCCAGCCTACTGTCACCCAGCAGGTCGTCGATAACAATGTGCTGTTGCGCTGGAACGACGTGACGGCGACCCTGCCGATTCAGTACTACGAAGTTCGGGTGGGCAGCACCTGGGCCGGAGCTACGGTGGTGGGCACCAAGCAGGGGCTCTTCACGTTGCTGTTTGAGACTGCGGCTGGCACGTACACTTACTGGCTGGCTGGCGTTGATGCGGCTGGCAATTACGGCCCCCCAGGCAGTACTTCTGCCGTGGTGAACCAGCCGCCGGATTACGTCCTGAGGCTAAACTACGACAGCACCTTCCCAGGAACAAAGACCAACATCTTCGGCACCAGCAATGGTCAACTGCTGGGCGTGAACACCACGGAGACGTGGACATCGCACTTCACCAGCCGGGGCTGGAACACTCCGCAAGACCAGATCAATGCGGGTTACCCGGTCTATGTGATGCCGTCTACGACCACTGCATCCTACGTCGAGACTATCGACTACGGAACAACGCTGGCGGGTACTAAGGTGACGGCGACCCTGACACAGCAGAATGTGACCGGCTCTACCACCATCACGCCGACCATCAGTGTCAGTGCTAACGGCACCACCTATACCGACTATGCGGGTCTTGATAGCGTCTATGCGACGAATTTCCGGTACATCAGAATCCGGTACGACTTCGCGAGTGCGGGGGGTGATGACCTGTTGCTGCTGACGGGGCTGAACCTGCGGCTCGATGCCAAACAGCGCACCGACACCGGTACAGGGACGGCAAGCGCTGGCGATGTCGGCGGAACCACGGTGAACTTCAATGTGCCATTCATCGACGTGGACAGCATCAGCGTCACGCCGACGGGGGCCACGGCAGTGATTGCCGTCTATGATTTTGTTGATGTCCCGAACCCCACATCGTTTAAGGTATTGCTGTTCAACACGTCGGGAACCCGTGTGAGCGGCGGATTTAGCTGGACTGCGCGAGGCGTCTAAGAGATGGCGAACTGGTCGTTACCTACACTCACTTCGACGTACACGAACTTCCTCACGGAAGTGACGGGCCGCGACACCGACGTAGCGCTCGGACTTGACCCTGCCAACACAACGGTCACCAACCCACCGACGAACGCCATCCGCTGGAACTCCGCGAACAACCGCTGGGAGAAATTCAACGGGACAACGTGGGGCACGCTGTCGGCCACCTATGCGTTCACGGCGATAACCACCACCGGCAATGCGTCGGTGGGCGGCACCCTGTCAGTGACTGGTGCGACCACCCTGGCGGCAGCCACAGCGACAACCCCATTGCCAGGGGCTGTCAGCACGGAAGTCGTCACTGCGGCATGGGTCAACAACAAGGCTTTTGCTCCGCTGGCGTCTCCAGCCCTGACGGGTACGCCGACAGCCCCCACGGCAGCAGTCAATACCAGCACCACTCAGGTAGCCACGACCGCGTTCGTTCTCGGTCAGGCAAACAGCACCGCAGCCACCGTCGCCATGAACGGCACCCAGGCGGCAGGTACGTCGACGCTGTGGGCTCGGGCTGACCACGTTCACCCCACCGACACCAGCCGGGCACCGCTGGCCTCTCCGACGTTCACGGGCACTCCTGCGGCACCTACCGCCGCTGCTGACACCAACACGACGCAGGTGGCGACGACGGCATTTGTGGTCGGGCAGGCTTCGTCCACGTCGCCTGCGATGAATGGTACGGCGACGGTGGGTACATCGCTACGCTACGCCAGGGCAGACCACATCCACCCAACTGATACCAGTCGAGCCCCCGCCGCCAGCCCGTCGTTTACCGGCACAGCATCGTTTGCCGGTGACATCAACATGACCGGCACCGGGTATCTGGAGCTACCCAGCGGTACGACAGCACAGAGGCCCGGCAGCCCTTCCGCGGGGATGATTCGGTACAACAGCACACTGAACCAATTTGAGGGTTATGGAACTGATTGGGGTGCCCTCATCTCGGTCAATAGTGGTCCCATTGCAGGCACCCGCAATCGCATCATCAATGGCTCGATGATGATCGACCAGCGCAATGCTGGTGCTGCCCAGACCATCACTGCTGGTGCAGCCCTGGCCTACACCGTTGACCGCTGGTACGCCTACTGCACCGGGGCGAACGTCACCGGGCAGCGGGTTGCTGGTGCGACGAACGGTCAATTTCGATATCAGTTCGCTGGTCTCGGCGGGGCGGTCTCCGGTGTTGGATTCGCCCAGCGTGTTGAATCTGCCAACAGCGCAGATTTGGCTGGTACAACTGCAACCCTTAGCGCAGATTTGGCTAGCTCCCAGCTAACGACTGTTGCATGGACTGCCTATTACGCCAATAGCTTTGAGGCGTTCGGCTCTATTGCCAGCCCCACCAAAACGCAAATCGCTACTGGGTCATGGACTGTCAGCAGTACCATCACCCGATATTCCGCGCAGATCTCAATCCCCGCCGCCGCCACTACTGGTATTGAAATCGTCCTGTCAGTTGGTGCGCTGACGACCGGGACATGGACCATTGGTGATGTGCAACTGGAGGCTGGAACTGTGGCGACTCCGTTTGAGCGGAGGAGTTATGGGTTGGAGTTGGCGCTTTGCCAGCGGTATTTTCAGCAGCTTGGTGGTGGGATGGTTGGCTTTGAGGAAGGCAACACAACGCATAGCTACGGGTTAAGATTCATGCAACCAATGCGAACTGCGCCAACCTTCTCTTTAATATCAAGCTCCTACACCTATCGCTACATCAATCCAGGGGTAGGTGATCGCACAATCAGCATCAGTATCAACGGAGCAACTACCATTACAACACAAGCAGCATGGCTTTATCTCAATGATCTAAGTACGGGGAGCGTCGCGGGACGAGGAGCCATTGAGCGCAATGGTGGTAATTACATTAACGCCTCCTCCGAGCTGTAACTCATGACCTACCAACTAACTGCATCTGAAGCCGTTCTTCGTCTCAGCGATAACGCCTTCATCCCCGCCGACCCGGCAAACGTCGATTACGCGGCCTACCTCGCATGGCTCTCCGAGGGCAACACTCCCGAACCCGCACCCGTCCCTGAGCCCCAGCCTGATTGGGCGGCGTTCTATGATGGGCTGCTGGTCAGCGGTGCGTTTGGCGCGGCCCGTGCCGCTGCTGGGCTCGACCTTGCGGTGAACGTCGCGTACATCGACTGCGCAGCATCGCTCGGGCTAGCGCGTCAGGGGGTCGTGAATGTCCCAGCGATTCAGGCGTCGTTCAATGCTTTGCTGGCGTCCCTGACAGGACCCTACGCCCTCAGCGAGGAGCAGCAGGCTGAACTGGGTGAACTGGTCACAGCGAACCACATCCCCCTGGAGACTCAATAAAACTTGACGGGCGGCTCTCGGGTCGCCCGTTACCGTAAGGGCATAATTCGCCCGGCTTTAGAATCTAATGGAAGCATTGGTTCTCACGATGACTGACCGTCGCCAGATTTCCCTGGAGCGGGTGCTGGCCGAAGCCGCACCAACTATCGTTGCCATGTCGGCGCTATCCATCGCCGGTCTCCTCTGGTCGCTTCAGATGAGCATCTCGGACATCAAAGCCCAGCAGGCGCGGCTTCTCGACATCGTGAAGGATTCACAGACTCGCGTAACCCAGTTAGAAACGAGGGTCCGCGACATCGAACTGAAGGCGGTCGGTGCTAAATGACCATCCACCTGCACGACTTCTTCCGCTACTACGACGACAAGAACCCGAAGCACCGGGCTGCCGTCGATGACCTCGCCCAGGCGATGCCGCCGCAGCTGCTGGCGGACGACGCGAACTGGGTCCGCATCTACCGCACACCTGCCATCAATACCCCCAAGGCAACGGACTGGACCGATTGGAATAGCAGGGTCAGCCGGTGGTTCACAGTCGGCGAAGCGTTCCAGTGGGATCCGTACCGTCGCGACCGTGCCGACGCTGCTGTGAAGGCGAACGTCATCCGACTGGCGACGCGACTAGATGACCTGCGTGACAGGTTTGGCCCGCTGGGCATCACGTCATGGTTCCGCGACCCGGAGACGAACCGCCGTGTGGGCGGAGTAAGCAACAGCCAGCATTTGCAGGGCCATGCTGCGGATGTCTATCCCTTGGGGTACGATGGCCGCGAGCTTGAGCGGTGGTGTGAGGCGAACTGGCCCGGAGGCGTTGGCCGAGGGCAGAACTCAGGGCGCGGGTTCACCCACCTCGACCTCGGACCTAGTCGCGTTTGGGATTACTGATGGACGCTGTCAGCCTGTCGTTGCTCCAGAAGCAACTGGTCCTACATGAAGGTGTCCGGTTGAAGCCATACCGCTGCACCGCTGGGAGGCTCACCATCGGCATCGGCAGGAACCTCGATGATGTCGGCATCAGCCAGGATGAAGCCCTGCTACTGCTCCGCAATGACATCGCCCGAGCCCTGTCTGCTGTGCGGGCCGAACTGCCGTGGTTTGACCGACTCGACAACATCCGGCAGCGGGTGCTGGTGGATATGTGCTTCAACCTGGGCATCGACGGGCTGCTGGCGTTCAAGCAGACCCTCGCGGCGGTCGCCAGCGGCGACTATGACCGGGCTGCCACGGAAATGCTGAGCAGCCGCTGGGCTGCGCAGGTGGGCGAGAGAGCGAGGCGACTGGCCCGGATGATGCGGACGGGCAAGGATGAGTTCTAACCCGGAACGCTTCCGCATCCTGGCGATGCTGCTGACCTTGATGGTGGTCATCGCCGGGTGGCTGTCGCTCTACGACACCAAGGTCCGCGAGAAGTTCATGGACCTAGTGCTGCTCTACACCGGCTCGATGTTCGCCCTGATGTCACCCCGAGGTAGCAATGACCCCCCTCCCCCCGGCTCCCAATGAACCCCTGAGCAGCATCTCGGAATCGGCACGGCAGTGGATCCGTATCCGGGCTCATGTGTTCCCCCTGCTCGACGGCGGTAAAATCAACCTGCCCGACGCTGCTGCAATGGCTGGAGTGAGTCAGGAGCAGCTTCAGGAGCGATACCGTCTACACGTTCTGACCCTGCATGAGACTCCCTGACCACCGCATTCGTCAGCTGGCCCTAGAGGGCATGATTTCCCCCTACCGCGAGTCCCAACTGAATCCCGCGTCGTATGACGTGACCCTTGGCAGCACCATCCTGCTGGAAGAGAAGATGGGGTTCCGCGAGATTGATATCAGCGAGGCCACCTACGACAGCCCCTACTGGCTGGCCCCTGGTGAGTTCTGCCTTGCCGAGACGCAGGAGTTCTTCAGCCTGCCTGACAACGTGGCAGCGGTATTCAAGCTGAAATCATCCCGTGGCCGCGAGGGCTATCAGCATATGCTGGCCGGGTACTGCGACCCAGGCTGGCACGGCAGCCGTCTGACGCTGGAACTGAAGAACGCTCTGGTCTGGTCAGACCTGCCGCTGTACCCCGGCCTGAAGATTGGGCAGCTGGCGTTCGACGCGATGCTGGAACCCTGTGAGCGTTCCTACCGCGAGACGGGCCGCTACAACCAAGACCGGTCCGTCGCTGCCAGCAAGGGCTAGAATGGTCTGGCACAGCGGCCAGAACTGCTGGGTCAGAAAGTCCGAAGAACCCCGAGGTGTCCTCCTACCCTCGGGGTTTTTTGGTTGTGGTGGCGGATTTATGAACGCGATATGGACACGTCCATAACTTACTGACGTGTCAATAAAAATGCGGCCCCCCGGATTTCGACAGCCCGTGAACCGCTGCCAAGGGTGTCAGTTTCCCAATGCCAGTTACGCTGGCGGTTATTGGAAAGCCTTGGCGCTCGTGATTGTAACCCAGTCGGGGGCCGGATGAGCGGCAACGGGGTTTGATGCTAACGGGCGATCCCACAAATGGCCCAGTCGGGGGCCGACCTGACTTTTCCTTTCGGCTATCACCGAAGCTAGACAGGACCCGACCGGGTGCCCGATTGTAGCATCGCCGCGGGTGCTGGCCGGACTGGGCCGTGTCCCCACCATGCCCCCAAAGAAAAACCCCGACCGAGGCCGGGGCAGCGCAAGACGCAGTCACTAGGTTGCTACATGGTAGAACTCCTCGGCCTGGTCCAAGGCGACTATCAGTTCCGGGTGCCAGTCCAGCCACGTTACTTCGCGGTCATGGAGTGTCCAGGCTCGGAACCCACGCGGTCCCCACTGGGCTCCGTAGCCTTCGCTTGCCCAGCCTGGGGGTGGGCCAACCAGTCGCTTCATTGGACGTACCTCCAGTAGTAGCCGCCAGCGGTCTGGTGCTTCGAGACGGCACTGTAGATGGTCTGGACGTGGACCCCGACGCTGCGGGCGGCAGCCTTGGCTGAGTCGAACACGACGCCATCCTCACGCTCGACGCGGCGCAGGCGGCGATATCGGCGGGGCTTGGCGGTCGGTGGGACGGTGCCATCGGCGTAGCGCCACATATACCCACCGGCAGCATGGCCCCCTCGGACGGCATGGCTAACCCCGGACCAGCAGACGTGGACGGCGCGGGCAGCCTCGGTCATTGAGCGGTAAACGATTCCTGTTTCGACGCACAGGACGGGTCGGGGATTGGGCATAGGGAGACACGACGAACGTCAACAGCTTGGGGGGATGGGCGGCCATCCCAGTGGACTTCAACTCGCCAGCAGTTACCACCGACCAGAACGGGTGCGCTGACGATTGTGCCCTCCTCGGGCGGGGTGCGGTTGTTGAAGAGTTCGATCTTGACCTTGCGGACCCGGCATCCAGGGGCGAGGTCGCAGATGGAACGCGCCCCGGTGAAGTTCTTCCGGCGGCGACCGGACTCCTTGATGCGGCACTCGACGGTGCTGCGCCAGCAGTCGTAGCAGAGTTGGGCCTGCTTGCGGGCTTCGGTGCCGCCGTAGGACCGCTTGCCGCACTCACGACAGTTCACCATTCTGCGGTCGTCTCCAGGGCACGTTCCAGATACCAGTGGGCCTTCTTCAGGTCTTGAACGAAGGTGCCCTTGTGGGGAGCCCGCCACAGGTACTTCAGGATGCAGCCGACGTGGTAGGCCATATCGGGCGGGTAGTGGGCTACCACCTGCTCGATGGCGTCAATGCACTCGATGCTGCCTTGTGTGTAGTGCGGCGGGTGCTTGATGTTGTCGGGCTGTTGCTTCGTGTCCATTGGCGTACTCCCAGTAGTGACCGCAGCATCTGCCGCGCTTGTGAATGGCTTGGTAGATGGCTGCCGGGGCGACGTGGTTGGCGCGACCTGCTTCCGCCATCGAGGGGTAGATGATGCCGGTGCCGATGCAGCGCACCGGGGTGCGGCGACCCTGGCTCTGGCCAGGTGGTGGCGGGGGCTGAAACCAGACCTTCGGGTCTTCGTCGGCGGGGTAGATGTGCAGCCCGCTGATGGGCTTACCCTCGTCAAAGTTCATGTAGTCCCGGCCAGTCCTGCGGCGATGGAAAAGCGCCGCGATGGCGGCTGGGAGGCTCGGGAACGACTGGCCGGTTTCCAGCACCCGGACGGGGATGCTGCTCATGCACTCCCCTCCGTGTCATCGATGGGCTGGAACAGTGACACCGGGCAGAAGCCATCGACGCACTTGTCAAGCTCAGACTTCAGTTCTTGACGCAGCTGCTGCCGCGCTGCGTGGGCGTCGTTCCAGTTCAGCGCTGCTGCCCACGTTCCGTAGGCAACCTTTATTGCGCTGTCATAACTGCGATAAATCTCCCGATTGGCTTCCCACCAGTCAAAGAAGGCGTCGTAACGGTTCATCACTACAGCTCCTGAATACGGACAGTGGCGATGCCGTCAGTCGGGACACCGAGACGGCGGGCGGCTTCGTAGCTGAGGTCGATGGACTCGCAGGCGCAGCGGTCGGTGATGGGCACCACCAAGGACCGACCCCGATGGGTGACGCGGACGCGGGTGCCGCAGGGCAGCCACGGGTGGGCGGCGCTGACTCGGTGGTCGCTGTAGGTGCCACCGCAGGCATCGGGGCGACCGTGGAACCAGCTGTGGTAGACAGTCGCGGTGACGTGGCGACCGCCGTGATGGGCGTCAGCGATGGTCGGCTGAAGAAGTGCGAGGGCTGCGGTCATCAGAACGGATAGGCGTTTCATCGTTGAGAATTGCTAGGTCTACAAATGCGTCGGACCAGTGTTCGTAGGCGAACAGGCGGCGCGGCGGGCACAGGCTGCGGAGAACCCAAAGGTCTCCATCTCGGCTGATTTCGTAGTTACCCATCGGCCTTCTTCCTGGCGCGGGCGGCCCGCATTCGGTCACGGGCCTTCCGGCGTTCGTACTCCTGGCCATCGGGAGTTTTTACCCAGCAGCGGGAGCAGATGCCATGCCCGCTGTAGGGACCGTCTTCTCCGTACATTCGGCGACCGCACTGCGGACACCGAGGGGAAGGTGGCAGTTCGCCAGAATGGCGCAATCGCCACAGTCTCTGTCGTTCGGCATTGGACTTGTTCTTGTTCATTTGCAGGTGACACCACCCAGGTGGTGGGGAACGCAGTAGGGGATGTTAGGCGTCGGTGTCGCGGCGAGTGCGACGGCCATTATCAGCAGGAAGAGGGGCCACAGAGGCGAGGCCGAATGGAAAATCGGCACGGGCTTTGGCGGCTTTGGCTTCTTCCTCCGTGGCGAACACGGCGGCGAGTTTGATGCTGTAGGTCGTGTCATTCAGCTTCCTGTTGAGGTAGGCTCGGGCACCTGGGAACTGGATGCGGACTACGAAAGCCATTCTTCTTCCAGAAACCTCAGCGTTTTGTTTTCCAGTGCCCGTTCGATGGCGTCGAGTGCTGCCTGAACCGATTGGCCTTCAGCTACCATCGCCTGCACCAGTCGGCCCAGACGGTAGCGGACCCGGACTTGCTCGATGAAGTCAAACATCGCTACGCCAGATAGAGGTGGACAGGTTCTTCGTCGTCGCCGAGCAGTGAAATCTGCTCACCGCTGGCCTTCACCAGCAGACCGGCAAGACCAGTCGGGCTCTTCCACCACCGCAGTTCGTCGCCATGCTCGGCGACACCTGCAAGCTGGCTGGAGATGGTGATGGCGTCGAAGTCTTCGCCCAGGACAGCGACTGCGCTGCCGTTGCGTTCGTCGATGCCGAACCACTCAGGGACGACCATCATCATGTAGTTGGAAACGTTGTAGACACGACCAGGGATGCGTTCAGACATGAATGTTCTCGGTTGGTGTTTGCGGTGTTAGTCGAGGAGCGATTCATCAATCGCGATAACCCAGTCCCAGCCGGGGTACTCGGTGTTGGTCAGGGCGGCCCAGAAGCGCTCGGGGGACTGAGCTCCCTGAACGTGGGCAAGCCAGGAGCGAAACAGAGTGGCAGTGACGGACATCAATGAATCTCAAACTCAATGACCGTATTCTTGCAGGTAGCGTTCCGACTGTGCAACTGTTCGTAACAATCCGTAACACAGTCCGAGGATGGCACAATGGTCCCGCAGCATTGCATTGCGCCATGATCCGACACGAATATCAGACCCCGACTGGCCCGGCCTACTACTGGACCCCGACTGAAGCCGAGGTTCGCGAGGCGGTCGCCGCCAGCCTGGAACACGTCGCCGGTGGCTGGGACCTGGCTGAGCAGGTGGCGCGGCCCGGGCGGCTGGAGAAGTGGTACGCCCTCGACGGACGCCACGACCCCAGCCACCCGATGCACGGTCTGTTCACCGGTCTCGCCGATGTCTACGGCGGGAAGGCTCCGTTCTAGAACGGAACGTCTTCTTCGGCGGGGACGACCTGCCCGCCGAAGTTGGCGGCCAGCTGCTGGGCAGCGGCGGCAACGGGGCTGGGAGCGGGGGCGGCAGCAGCCTGCGCGGCCCGAGCAGCCTCGATGGCCTTGGCGGTCTTGTAGTCCTCGCTGACCTGAATGGACAGGTACGTCTTGCCAGCGTTGGAAGTCTTCTTCCAGCCCGCCAGCTTCAGGGGAATCTCGCCCCGGTCGTTCGGCTGGGCTGCGGTCAGGTACTCGATGAGTTCAGGGACCAGGGTGGCGGGGACCGACATCACGCCGTCGTAGGCCGGGTAGTTCGTAGCCGGGTTGAACCGGTCACCCAGGCGGGCCTGGATGTCGGCTGCGGTTTGGTGGAAGAGTGCGGCAGAGATTTTCATGATTTCGCTGAGTAACAACTGCCCGATACTGCGGCCTCGGAGCCGGGCCGGGGGAGGTTAGCCGTTGCTGCGACGGCTCTGCGTTTCATAGGCGATGACATCGGCCAGCGGATACAGAACACGCCCACCAATCTTGATGAAGGCTGGTCCCTTCCTCTCGCTGCGCCAGTTCGCCAGGGTGGTGGCGGAAATCTGCCCGCGCCACCGGCCAATCAGTTCTTTGACTGTCAGATACTCGGGCTCAGAACGGATCGGTGTCATTGGACTCCTCTACAATCACCTGATTGAGTTCTTCGACCGATGCGGTCGGGATTGCCCGCTGCACGGGCACTTCGGCTGCGTCGATTTCGACAATCTCATCAGCCGTGTAGACGCCCATCAAAACGTCCGGGGCGTACAGCCTGCCAAAGAAGGCAGCAGCACGATATCGCAGCATCAGGTCGGGCATCGTCACCCATTTGCTGCCACTTTTCGCCAACCAGCCCTCGGATTTCGCCATCGCGATGCTGACCGGCGGACCCTCCAGGATTTCGCCGGTCCCCTTCTCGGGGGCGTAGGCTGTCACAACTCGACCGTCGCCCTCACCCTCGACCCGGAACCGCAGGGGGCCGAACCGACCGCAGGAGTTGATGGCGGCGATGATGAACTGGCTGGACCAGCTGGGCTTGCCGTGGATGATGTTGAGGTTCTGCATCACCATCAGCGGTGATGCGCCGATGCGCTGGGCAATCTCAAGGGCCAGCATCGTGTTGCTGACGTTGTTGCGGTACTGGGGCGGCACAAGGTCCGATGCCGCCAGACACTTCGCCATCCGCTGGGCCAACTCGAACGACCCGGCAGAGGCGAACGCTCCACCCTGGGTACCCATCGGAGCGGACTCGACACGAACGATATCAGACATCAGGAATCCTTCGCCCACTTGGGCAGAGACAGAACTTGCGCGGTGTCACCGTAGCCGGGCCACTTGCCGGTGGCGCGACATTCGGCAATCAGATTGAGACAGCGACGGGCTTCCCGCCCCCCGGCGGCAACCATTTCAGGGTCGGCAAGGTAGACGGCAACCGCGTAGGGCGGCTTCTTCTCAACAGCGATGAAGACGAAGCCCTGGGGCTGGCCGCCATATGAGCGAACGCCATCGAGATACCAGCTGGCCTGGACGTGATACCGGAAGTTCCACGCCGACTTCGCGAACCCGGCAGGGCTGGCATCCTCGGTGGTCTTCAGGTCGAGAATCCATTCGTCGCTGATTGTGCGGTCTGGGCGGCACTTGCATTCGATGCCAGTAGCGTCGTCCGTCCAGAACAAAGACGCCTCGGTCAGACCCTGCTGGGCCAGCAGCTTCGATGCCCCCCGGTGGGATTCAATCGCTGCTGCCATGCCGTCAATCTGCGCCCAATCGGCAGCAGACAGCAGTGTCTTCCCCTCGGCCTCGGCTTCCGCCCAGGCGTCTTTCCCTGCCTTGGTGCGGCGGTCCACTGCCGGGGCCAGAGCATACTCGGCAGCGAATAGCTCGGGTTCCAGCACCCGAGCGTGGAGAGCAGTCCCCAGCATCATCGCGGGGGTGGGGTCGGGAACGACCCGGTCCTCGGCCACGTACCGGGACCAATAGTGGAGCGGCGACCGGGCCACCTGATCGAGGTGGCTCTTCGATACCGCTGGGTGCGAGTGGTACTCGGTGTTGTTCATAGCTCCCTAGAACGCTTCCCTGTCACGATATCACGGAACTTCCCTAAAGTTCATCGGAATTACTTGGAGTTCCGAGTAATTCCCGTAACTTATGCAATAATCAGCGGTAACGCCCGCCACTGTTGGGTTACAACCCAAGGTGAGCGGGGTCAACCGTGAATGGCAAATGAGAGTTGTACTTAGGGATTACCAACAGAGTGCTGTGGAGCAGGTCCGGGGTGCGTTCGCCCAGGGTCGTAAGGCTCCGCTGCTTGTGCTGCCCACCGGGGGCGGCAAGACTGTCTGCTTCTGCTACGTCGCAGAACAAGCTTCCGCCAAAGGTCGCCGGGCTCTGGTGCTGGTCCACCGGCAGGAACTGCTGAAGCAGTGTTCCGCTGCTCTGGACCGTCTCGGGGTTCAGCATGGCTTGATTGCCGCTGGGTGCCGGTTCGCTCCGTACTCCGTGCAGGTCGCATCCGTGCAGACCTTGGTGCGACGGATGGACAGGCTGCCCTGGCAACCGGACCTCATCATCATCGATGAAGCCCACCACGCTGTTGCAGGCTCCTGGCGCAAGGTCATTGAACACTACAGCGGTGCCAAGCTGCTGGGCGTCACCGCGACTCCGGTGCGCCTTGACGGCAAGGGGCTGAAGGATGTGTTCGACTCGATGGTCATCGGGCCGACTATCGCCGACCTGACCGCGATGGGGTTCCTCAGTCCGACGCGCATCTATGCGCCGCCGACGAAGCTGAACCTCAAAGGCATCCGCACCCGTGGCGGCGACTACGACATCAAGCAGGTGGCCGAGGCGATGGACGCCCCGTCCATCACGGGTGACGCGGTCGAGCATTATCGCCGCATCTGCCCCGGCGTCCCGGCTATCGCGTTCTGCGCCACCGTGGACCACGCCAAGCACGTCGCCGAGCAGTTCCGTGCTGCTGGCTTCCGGGCCGAGTCTCTGGACGGCTCGATGGACAGCAGCACCCGCGCCCGGCTGATTGATGACCTGGGCTGCGGTCGCCTTAACGTCCTCACGTCCTGCGAAATCGTCAGCGAGGGCACCGACATCCCGGTGGTGACGGCGGCGATTCTGCTCCGTCCCACGAAGTCTGAGGGTCTCTACCTCCAGCAGGTGGGCCGGGTGCTGCGTCCTGCTGATGGCAAGAGCCGCGCCATCATCCTCGACCACGTCGGGAACGTTCTCACCCACGGTCTGCCCGAGGAAGACCGCGAGTGGAGTCTCGACGGGAAGAAGAAGCGGGAAGGCAAGAAAGCGCCTTCGGTGCGTCAGTGCCCGAAGTGTTTTGCTGCTCACCTGCCCGCTCCGAACTGCCCTGCCTGCGGGCATCAGTACGTCGGTGAGCGGCGGGAGATTCAGGAAGTCGCCGGGGAGTTAATCGAACTCGACCGGACGATGGTCGCCCGCCAGCGTCGTCGGGAACAGGGCTCTGCTCAGACCTTGGAGCAGCTGATTCAGCTGGGTCGGCAGCGGGGATACAAGAACCCCGTCGCCTGGGCGCAGCACGTCTATGGCGCACGCCGCAGTCGCGCCGCTGTGGGGTGGGCGTAGTGAGCAATCCCGAGAGCCACATCCAGGCTGCTGTCTGGTCCACCATCGGCCACCTGCCGGGCATCCGGGTGTTCCGAAACAACGTCGGGACGGCTGCCACAAAAGACGGTCGTTTCATCAAGTTCGGACTCTGCCCCGGTTCGTCTGACCTCATCGGCTGGACCGAATACGTCATCGCCCCCGAAGACGTTGGTTGCCGGGTTGCTGTGTTTACAGCCCTGGAAATCAAGACAGCGACTGGCCGGGCCACCTGTCAGCAGAAAGCGTTCATCGACGCAGTCCGCAACTCCGGTGGCATTGCCGGTGTTGTTCGGAACCCTCAGCAAGCCCTCAATCTAATTAGTGAGTACCAACCGTGATCAAGATTCTCTGCGCCAAAGACCTGACCCAAGCCGCGCCCGATATGTGGCTGTGCTACCTCAACCCGAACGCCATCGCCTGGGTTGAAATCCGCGACGACTGGAAGTGGAAGCCGGGCAGTCCGTTCTGCGGTGAGCCGGTCGCCATCGTGCGGTTCAATGTCACCCGTGGCGATATCGACCGGTTCCGCGAACTCAATCGATTCAGCGCACACGTCGTCTACGTCGTCGGTCGCGACCGCATCGACGACCTCATCGCCGCTCTGGAGGATTGCTGATGTCGCCCCTTGCCGAACTGTTCGTGACCCTCACCCACGTCCGGTACGAGGGTGACCATACCGAGGTAGCAGCCCGCGCCTGGGCTCGGAACATCGAAGCCTGGGCCACGCACCAGATTCGTTACTACTGCTGGGACTTTCTCACCGCAGAACGGACCGTCGCCCGCGTGCGGGACTTAGCGAAGCAGCCCTAAAATCCGAAACGCCCACCGGGGAGCGTCGGTGGGCGTTCGTTGAATTCTTCCCAAGCCATTATGCAACACGTACAGACCGCACCCCTTCAGTGGCCTGAGATTGACCGTGATGCTGCACTTCAGCACCTGGCGGCGGTCGGCTATATGCCGTCAGAGACCGTCGTTATCGCCATCTATCCTCCCGAACTAGGCCAGCGGTGCTACCACCGGGTCTACGACGTGGATGACATCGACTGGCGCGAACTGGAGTCACTCATCCGCGACCGCCCCCACTATTCCATCGGGTTCGTCGTGAACCCTGGCGGCACCAAGATTTCGCACATCCGTGAGTGCCGGGCTCACTTCTTTGAGTTCGACAACATCCCGCCCGAGCAGCAGCTTGAGGCGTGGCGGACCTTTGACCTGCCGCACCCGACATTGCAGGTGGAGACGGGCGGCAAGTCCGTCCACCAGTACTTCCGACTGGTGCAGGGCGACGACCCGACCCAATGGCGCAAGCGTCAGGAACGGCTGCTGCACGACCTGCTGGCCGGGGAGAGCGACAACTCACTGGTGAAACCCAATCAGGTGCTGCGGCTGGCAGGGACGTGGCACCCGAAGACTCGACGCATGGCCCGCATCGTGTCGATGACGGGTGAGATGTTCACCACCGGCCAGATTGAAGCCTGCCTGCCCGCCGTGCAGGAACCCGAGAAGGTGGTTCCCCTCGCCCCTCGGACGCACGACCCAGACGCGACCCGTGAACGCTACCTGAGTGCCCTGGAGCACGTTCCACCCCGTGGCAAGGCTGGCGACGGCGGCTACCCGAACGCCTTCCGGGTGCTGTGCGCCCTAGTGAAGGAATTCGGCCCCGCCGATGCGGAAGCCATCGCCGAACGCTGGTCGCCATCAGACCCGCGCAACGGCTGGAGCATCCCGGCGAAAATCCGCTCCATCATCGAGATGGGCTCCATCCGCTCTGACGGGGGCACCATCATCGGCATCGCCCGTGAAAACGGCTGGCAAGACCCCTGGCAACGTCGGATGGTACAAACCCTCCCAGACCGCCCCCGAACGGCCTCCGTGCCCCCCTCGGGGCCCGACGAGGACCTTAACGACGATGACGATGACGACGGCGACGTTGAGCGTCCCAGCACCGTGCTGCTGTCGTCGCTGACGAAGAACTCCGACTTCCTGCCGCTGGTGCTGCGCTACGTCTTCAAGTGGCCGGAAACTCCCTGGGTCTGCGTCGAAGACAAGCTCTACCGCTGGTGTGGCACTCACTACGAATTGGTCGAAGACAGTCAGGCGGCACCCGCTATCGCGGAGTTCCTTGAGCAGCTGGCTGTCGTCCCGTCGTCCGGTGTTGGTGAGGTGACGCACCCCTTCGCCCGGCCCCGCTACGTCCGCGAGTCCCTGGAGTGGTTCCGCCAGAAGCTGGGGGAAGCCGAGGCCAATCCGGCGAACGCCATCAACTGCCGCAACGGTGTTGTTAGCTGGTCCTGGGACGGCGACGACCTGCTGGTCTCCTTCGACGCTCACAGCCCCGCCAGGGTGTTCACCTACGTCACGGGGTACGACTACAAGCCCGACATCGACCGGGAGCCGATGAGCCAGCTGCTGGCAGCCCTCAACGATGACCAGCGCACCACGATTCAGCGGGCTCTGGGCTCCAGCCTCGACCTCGCGAAGTACAGGGCCAGGCGTGGTCGTCCCCGTGCGCTGCTGATGCTCGGTGGCGGCTCCAACGGCAAGGACACCATCCGAGGTGTGATGCAGGCTGCGCTCGGTGACCGCAAGGCGACCATCTGCTCGATGTCCGACTTCCGGCAGTACGACCAGGGACGGAAGTTCCCTCTCGCCCCGCTGCGCGATTCCTCGCTGAACTGGCCTTCGGAGAACACTGAGTTCGTCTCGGTGGACGACCTTCAGTCGGTGAAGTCCGCCATCAGCGGCGACCCGCTGTCGTGGGAAGTGAAGGGCTGCCAGGAGGAATCGTTCATCCCCTCCTGCCTGCTGGTGTTCAACTGCAACAAGCCGCCCCTCCTCTCCGGTGCCGATGAAGCCGTCCGCACCCGCTGGTACGTCTGCGAGTTCGGCAAGACCTTCACCAGCAGCCCCACCAAGCCCGACGAATTGCAGGCTGACCCTCGATTCAAGGACGACCCGGACTTCATTACCAGGGAACTGGCCCCCGCCTTCCTGCTGTGGCTGCTGGAGGGGCTCCAGGCTGCCGTGAAGCACGGCATTGACTATTCCTCTGGCGGGGTGGCGATGACGAAGGTCCGAGCCCTCTCCTGCCACCTCTGGGGCTTCGCCGAAGACTACAACCTCATCGCAGACCCCGATGG